AAACTAATGTAAATATATTGCTTGTAATGATTTGGTTTATAGTGGGGTAACCCAAAAGCGGGTTTTATATTTATCAATAATATTATTAAAACCAATAAAGCAGTTATTAGGTTTTTATTGGATACCCTGGTAACTAGATTTTGTGATGCCCCCCCCAAACCCCCCCCACGGCTGGATGCCTGGATTGGCTGAGAAGATGGCAATTGAATACCCTGTATAACTGAGTTTCGCTTAGCCCCCTGGGATGAAAGATATAACATAAACACCAACTTTCAAATTTAGTCTAATTACGGCGTGTCTGTTGATCTAAGATTACACATATTGAACATGCCTGATCGGGCATAAGCCACTTGCCACACTTAAGGCATCTTGATGGTTGCACCACTGGCCTTTTCCAATAATAGATCAACCATTTCTATAAACGGCCGGCAATGCCTTTTACTAGTCATGTAGAACCTATCCTCAATATCCCTTTGGGCATCATAATAGGTTCTTATTGTCCAATATTGCTTTGTAGCTGTGGGAATCACAAAGATACCCCTGGTAACCTGGCTGATCATTACATAAGCCCAGGGCTTAACTACCTTGTGATCATATCCACTTACTGTATCTACAATTAGTGGGTTATGTGGGAAATCATCCGCATCCCTAAATGATCGGCTAGAACTTTTAACTTCTAGCACTATGTCATCAATAACTATATCCTTCTCATTCAGGGTTTTATCCCTGATCTGATCATAGGTTGCCGCCATGCTAAATTCCGGCACTACTACATTGGGTATGCCAAAGGTTTGCAATAAATCAGCTACATAAAGATTATAGCCATGCCCCTCATACATGGCTTTTTCATAATTAAACTGCGCCATTGATGCACCCACAACTCACACACTCTTTGTAGCCATGTTGTGTATAAAACCTTGCATCATTGCAGTAATAGCATCTTTCAACATCAGGTATTAAATCTACTTCAATACCATTATCAGTAAATGTAGCTCTAACCCCATGTTTATCAATGATCTCTAACTCACCCATTGTTAGCACCTGGGTAAAACCACTTACCCTCTTTGCTCATAGTTGCCCATTTAGCCGGGCATCCTTTAGGGCATGTGTAGCCGTAATAAGGCGTGCCGCGACCCTTTGCAATCCCGGTCTTAAGAATCATTTGACCATGTTCACAATATTGAATTGCAGGTACATCTGTTGCCACTGCATCCACTACTTGATCTAAACTTAATGGTGCAGGTTCAGGTTTTTCATCCTCTGTAAATCGCTCACGCAATATCCTTTCCATTAAAGCTGATTTAGTACCAGGGCTACCATAGATAGCCTTTGTAGGTTCTTGTACAACTGGCCTAGATAGTAAATCTTGATCTAACTTATCTGTTGGTGTAACTGCCCATGTTTGTCTAGCTTGAGCGGCTACTACTTCCTGTTTAGATGCAACCCTTTTAGTTGCCAGTTTTAAGGCCGCTACAATTGCCCTACCCCATGCGCTTGTTTCCGCAATCATAATTTCTGATCCAGCGGTCATGCCTTTACCTGGGATTTGTTCCCAGGCAACGGCTATTCCAGGGCGAACATCATGCGGATCGCGGTAGCAGGCGGCGGTATAAACCACATAGGTTTTACCTTCTACCTGCAATATTTCATAAGGTTTATTCGGGTTATAGGGTTGCAATGATGATTCCGGATAAGCCTCTTTCAACTGGGCTATGCGCTCAGCTACATCAACATAATCATTCATGTTCATTATTTGTTCTCCCTATCCCAAAGGCTTACAACCTTTTCCATTAAGTAATCATTATCTTCTTGCAATTGCTTTGTACGCAATGCCGGATGATTAGTTGTTGGAAAATTGCTTACTGTAACTCTTTGTACCTTTACGCTTGATTGCTTAGCATCTATCGTGCCGCGTTTATAGCCACTCTTAAAACCTTTGTCGTAACCATTTTCTACTGCAATGATCCAGGTTGCCGTAAGCATTACCCCAACCAATGCAAACAATGTGATGGTGATTAACCACCCTAGTACTTCATAGTTCATATTTCACCGCTTCCTTGAACTTGTCTAACCAATAGGCTTCAACCATTTTGGCTGATAGCCTTCCTCTGATCTGCCTAGCACCAATAGCCTTTTTGGCGTGTTGGCGGATCAGGGAAGCTTTTACAAAGTGCTTGCGTTTTTCATCCACATAAGCACCTGATTGTTTATCATATTTAACTAATTCCAACTCATCACCTTATCTAACTCAGCCGGCAATGCCACCGGATCAACATCATTGATTACCTGGTATGTACTGCCATTTGGGTGTATTGATGGTGGTAGTACTACATAACCCTTATGTTTAATATCTATACCTGGTATTAGTTTGCCTTTAAATTGCTTATCCTTATCAGCTACATAATAGAAGTGAAATCCATTATCTGTTTTAACTGTATGGGTATTAGACTTAACACATAGCCGGCGATAATCTTCCCATAGGGTTCTTGAAGCTATATTGCGTATATCAAAATCAAGCACCACTAAGTTAGATTGCACAATAGCCAACCCAATATTGCGATCTTCTTCTTTAAACCATCTTTGTACAGTGGTTAGATCATTGCTTGCATCAAGGTAACCATGCCTTAAAAACTTACATGGCTCTTTAGATTGTGGTTTGAGTGGTAGTACAAACCAACCCTTTTCTACATAGGCTACGGCGTTCATGCGTAAACCCATGACCCGCGATAGTTGGTTGTAAAGCAATATTGACCAACAGCATTGTCAAAAGAGATGCTAAAATCATATTTATTTTGCTTTAAAAACTCAGTAGCCAATATTGCAGAAGCATAATTTTCTACCCAGTAAATAAACAGATGTGACCAACAAATTGAATCTTCAAACCTATCTTTTTGGCTTAGCCAATCCGGTTCAGTTGCCCATTCCATTTGTGCATCAGTTAAGGCTTCAAATTGATTCTTTGTAATTTTCATTAGTGGTTCACCTTTTGATTGTGTACATACTCAGCTAATAAACCAAACAATTTAGATTTTAATCTACGCACTGCATCATCAGGCGTTTTACCAAATGATGTGAAATCGCCTAATACATTTGATGTAGATGCAACATAATTATCTTCATCTTTTACATACCTAAAATCAATCTTGGTTTGTAATACGCTTTCAATAACTATAATCATGCGTTCACCATGATCATCTTGTAAGCGTTAGCCTTGATTTCTTTACGCACAATTTTGCAATCAGCACACCAACATTTACGCACGCGTAGATTGCTATCACTTGATATACAGATTGTGTCTAAACAATATTGATTACAATTACATACTTGGTTCTTTGTAGCTTTCATAATTAACCCCTTCCGGTCAATTGCGTTTGTAAATGCAATTAAACACTAGCCCACTGACAAATGCAATATGCCATAGGGGTGTGTCATGTGATCTACCTCACCCAAAGGCCTTACCCATAGCTGTAAATGAGCCATCAGCGTTAAATGGAATCATCTCCGCGCTTACATTGCCGCGCTTAATATGTATGATCACTGCCGCGGCTTGCCAGTTTGCATAGCCCCTGATGCCTAAATAAGCCATTTTCTTCATGTCGCATGTATGACCACATTCAATACCCACTAAAACACGCTCTAAACGGCCGTTAAAGGCTTCTGAGTGGCATTGGTAGCCCATCCTATGAGTATGCCCCGACACTACTCCGCGACCCCACCTTTTTGCTATGTTCAACGCCGTACCGCCGCCTGCCCTAGAGATTGTGCCTTCATCCCCATGACAAAGCACAAAGTTAGTACCAGGGATCGGGTAAGGCTGTTTAGCGTAATGGATGCCTAGATCATCAAAGCCCATAAATTTTGCATACTGCAATTCAGGCAACTCCATTAACCCGGGTATTCGGGCTACGGCTTTGTATAACCTATCTGAGTGATTTGATCTACTAACTACATCTGTTTTTAAATCGTACAAAATATCCTGGCAGGTTGCCCGATCTGCATCAAGTGTTTGCATAAAGGATTCTGCCCGGCCTTCACTAAACCTACTGATGGTATTGAAATCCATTTCATCACCAGTGTTTAATACTAAATCAAATTTAAAAGCATTAACTAATTTTTTTAAATTGATCACGGCTTCTGTAAATTGAAATGGTACTTGAAGATCACTAACCACAAGATAGCGTGCGTTAAATGTTTTATCGCGTTTAATCATCATCCTCATCTTCTGTTGGATCAATTCGGGGAATGATCTCAGTTGGTTTATTGTTTGGATTGACCCAATCAGGTAGTGATGCACCTGGTTCTGTAATTAACCAAAATGCAACTTCACTACTAAAGCCGGCGGCTTTGGCCGCCCTGTACATTTCATTTAATGTGATGTAATGATTTTCTAATTTGTTTAACGCATCAGCTTTACCTGGTGTGCGCCGTTTGC